CCTTGCTACTCGCTACTTACTTCGCAGACACCTTCGTGTAGGTGTAGAACAATGTTGGGTTCTGCGTATCCGACTCCACGATGGACGATGCGATAAGCGACTGGATAATGACCTTCTGCTCGCTTCCGTCCACCTTGCGAACATCAACGACTGTACCAGTCTCCAACACTTCGGTAGCGTTGTCAAACGCCACCGTCCACCACTTGTCGCACTTTGCGTAACGACCCATTACAACTACTGCTATTTTCTTGCGTGCCATGATGTCCTCCCAGACTAATCGGCATTACTCGTGGCTGTCCGTTCACGGACATCTAATGTCGCAACACCATGTCGCAACCACCACACTTTCCTTCTTTGACACTCACACCCACCTACGAGTATGTGTAAGCATCGCATGTCACTCGGCATCACCGAACAACACAATTCCTCTTTGACGCTCACACCCACCCACTCAAGCATGTGTGTGTATCACAGGTACCAACGACACACTAGCATCGTTGATACCATTGCCCCTTAACCTTTGCCGCGCACTGCCGCCCCCGTGTATATGGCAGGTCAAAACAGTGGTCTGCTCCGTTAGTGCCCGCCCGCACGCATACAAGAGCAAAAAAGTTGGGGTTAAGGTGCATACGGGTCCGCCTGCGCAATGATTGCAACGGTTTCCAGTTCCAATGCGGACGGGGGGGCGTGTGGGGGGGGCTACGGCTCGCTCTGTCTGGTACTCTATGACCTTAGAGCCAGAGGGCAGTTTTGGGATTGGGGTGTTATATGGCTTGTCCATGCTATGACTTTGGTCACATGGGGTGGGGGTCTAAATGGTTGGGACCCTTATTTCATATAGTGTTGTATATAGAAAAACCACCCCCGTAGGGGTGGTTTGTTACAGTAATGTTACGGTAATGTTACATTAAGGTTACAGAGTTATGAACCTTTAACCCATTTCTGGTTACGGGGTTGAGCAGTCTTTGATGGTGACCATTTAACTTTGTCAGCCCAGTAGGCTGCGGACAAAGGTCCCTTGGAGATGTTTGATGCGTGACGGGATTTAAACGCTTTGCGTTGTCCAGCAGTCTGATTAGTTTTAACACCCTGCTGACCAAACCTAATGGTCTTAACTGTGCCACCACTACGGGCTACAACAATATGGGACTTGGTAGGGTGTGACGGTGTGCGCTTGGGCTTGTTGTAACCGCTAACGCCAGCCCGTGCTAGCCGTGAGTCACGCTTAACTGTTGCCATTATGCTGTCCTTGCTTTCTTCCCAGCCTTCTTAGCGGCTGGGGTATTGGAAACAAACTGTTTACCTTTCTTAGAACCAGCAACCTTTTTCTTGTTTGTTGCGGCTTTCTGACTTGGTGACAGGTTTTTCCATGCCGACTCTGGTAGATACCTTGTCGTACCAGTACTTCTACCAGCAGGCTTTCCATCAGATGTTGTCCATTTTTCTTTAGTCCATTTACTTAAATTAGATTGGGCTTTAGATTTGGCACCCGTATAACCACCACCAGCCTTCTCATAGCGTTGCGCTACAAGTTGTGCTTTGCGGGCTGACCACTGTCCAGCCTTACCACCAGATGTCCCAGCCTTAACGGCTGACACAATCCGCTTCCTAAGTTCAGGTTTAGTGTAACCCATTACTTCTTTGGCTTTGGCTTACGCTTAGCAAGCAACTTTAGCAGCACACGGTCTTGGTCACTTACGGTCATACTCATCCCATTCATAGTCAATACTATCCAAAGCAGCAAACACCGCCCTGATAAACAAGGCTATTCCCCCGAAGGTTAAAAACGCTGTCCCTACAATAACAACCAATGTTCTCATACCCATCCCTTTTGTCCACGCTAAACATGGTTCTTGTATATTATATTTTATAATAGATTATCTCAGTTAACGCCCCACTACACTGGCGTTTGTGGGACGAAACCAACAGGTTGAGTCCCCCCTGTTACCCCCCATACTAAAAACCTGCTGTTCCCTATACAAGTTCAATACAAGTTTACAGAAAACCTAATACCAGTATGAAGCAACCTAAAGTTGTAACATAACTGTAACAAAAGTTTAACACAACTGTAACATACTAGGGAACATGCGGTGTTCTATAGAATGTCAGAAAACACTGAACTCACCCTAGACGCTAGGCAAGAAAAGTTTTTAAACTGGCTGTGCACACCTGCTAACGGCAGGGTGCCATCCAGCCAAAACCAATATGCCAAAACCGAAGGCGTGGACGAAACCACACTTAGACGATGGAAAAAGAAACCAGCGTTTAAACAAGAGTGGGAACGGCGTGTTAATGAACTTCAACAGTCACCCGAAAGAACACAAACATTGCTGGACAATCTATTCCAGCGTGCTCTTGAGGGGGATAATAATTCGGCTAAACTGTATCTACAGGCTACTGGTCGTTTGGCTCCAGTTCAATTACAGGTTGAGCATAGTGGTAAAGCCAGCGAGTTGTCTGATATTGAGTTGGCTGAGTTGATTGCGGCTAATGCTGCTTCTGAGCAGCGTTTCCGTTTGGAAACTAAAACGGTAAAGGCTAATAATGAATAAGAAACCTAAAATGGAGGTTCCAATCCCTCCAAAAGAACTAGAAAAAATTATTCGTGAAGTTATGAAGTCTATGAGGAATCCCAAGAGAACACCAGAAATGTTTGATGGGGATGCTTTGGTGTTAAGAAATAAACTTCGTAAGTCTAAATTAGATGATGCTAAGTTGAAAATAGCACGGCATGACTCTAGGAGTACACGCCGTGCACCAAGTAAGATGACTCGTTCTGAGGCATCGGATTTGCGTAAATACATTAAATCTCAGTCATTGGACAAAAAGTAATGGCAACAACTAACGATGCAATGTTTGAGGCTCTAGCAGGGTCATACCCATCTACGGGTCAAACTTTGGGTGACTTGTTGTATGCGTTTTGGTCTGACAAGGGTTTGCAGTATCGTGGTTCTTTGGCTTATGATTGGCTAAAGGGTGAGGGTGCTTCTGGCGAAACTTTGGGTGATTTATATAATAACTACTTTTCGGTTGTTTATGATAGTGTCACTTTTGACATCAATAACCCTGATGAATGGCTAGAGTTACAGGTTTTTGACCGTTGGGATACGGTTGAGCAAGAAATATTCAAGTTAGTTTGGTAAAGGAACAGGAATCTATAGTATATGGCAACATTTAGCAAAACAATTCTCAGTGGTTCAACAGACGGTAAGGGCATTAAAGTTGCTGCTACCGCTACTGCTGGTACCACTATTCACACTGGTTCAAGCACGGCAACAACTTTGGATGAAATCTGGTTGTATGCTGTAAACACTTCAGCATCGGATGTTAAACTTACGATTGAATGGGGTGGTGTTGCTTCACCAGATGACCACATTGAATACACAGTTAAGGCTGAGAACGGTCTATATTTGATTGTTGCTGGCAGTCTAATTAAGGGTAACGCTACTCCGCTTGTTGTTCGTGCATTTGCTGCTACAGCCAATGTTATCGTAATGCACGGGTATGTAAATCGCATCACAGCGTAAAGGGATATAATGACTTCAAGATTCCCTGCAAGAACAGCATCAGACTTTAGCGTTTCGTCTTGGGGTAAACCTGCTACATCTGGTGGTGCGCCAACATACGGTGTAGCCAGTGGTGGTACTTCAAGCAGCATGACTGTCGGAGCAACTGTGTATACCCGCTTGACTTTTTCATCTGATGGAACATTAACTGTTTCTAAAGCGGGTTCATTTGATGTTTTGTTAATTGGTGGCGGCGGTGGCGGTGCAACAGCCAACTACGCAGATGCTGGTTCAGGTGGTGCTGGTGGGTGGTTGCAGTCTTCAATATATCTACCAGTTGGTTCTTACAGCATCCAAATTGGACCAGGTGGAGGAACAAGCAGAAATGGTCGTTCTTCTGGAATCATAAACTACATCAGCATTGCTGGTGGTGGGCACGGTGGGCACGGAACATTTGAGTCTCCTTCGTTGGGTCAAGGTTCTGACGGTTCTTCTGGTGGTGGTGCTGGAAACTCTTATAGTGCTGGCTACGGTTCTGCTGGCAGCGGAACATCGGGCATGGGATTCAATGGTTCAACGGGTGGCGGCGGTGGGCAAGGTGCTGCTGCTAGCGGTGGTACAGGTGGTGCTGCAAAAGACCACTCTTCTTGGTTTGGTCAGTCAGCAGGAACCACATACTACGGAGCAGGTGGTGGCGGTAGTCCTACTGGTGCTGGAACGGCTGGTTCTGGAACTGGTTACGCAGGAATTGTTCATGTGAGGTTTGCATAATGGAACTTGAAAGACAATATTTTGCTAGACTAGATGAAAACAATAAAGTAATTGATATTGCTGTTGTTCTTGAATCTTTTTTGCAAGCCAACCCTGAACGGTATGAAGGGCGTTGGGTTGAAACATTTTTTCAACATGAAAACAAAACATATGCTGGTATAGGTTATATTTATAACGAGGTGGAAGACAATTTTTATGACCCATATGCTATTACCGACCCAGACCCAGAAAAGCGTTTTAGTTAAACAAAACAATATTCTTGGATTAAATCATTCATCAAAAATATTAGAATTAGTTAATGGTTCTAATTTTCCTTGGTTTTATTATTCCGATGTTCACAGAGTGAATCCAGAGCATCGTCAAGAGTGGAATATATCTAGACATTGTTTTGTTCACCAATGTTGGTTTAATGACCAGCAATTATCCCAACATTTTCAAATTTTTGAACCACTTGTTTATAAAATGGCTGATGTTATTGGTGTTGAATATGTTAAAACTTTGCGCATGCAAGCAAATATGATGTTAAATGTTGGTAAAAATGTTTATGATGTTGAACATGTTGATGGTTTTGCTTATGAAGAAACAGATGAATTACAATGGTTTACTGGTATTTACTATATAAATAATAGTGACGGTGATACATCTATACATTTACCAGATGGTCAAATAGAAAAAGTAACCCCAGTTGCTGATTCGGTTGTTGTATTTGATGGAAAATACACACATTCTGGTCAGTTGCCATTAGAAAATAATGTTAGAATTGTTGTAAATATTAATTTTTTGGGGAAAAAACTGTAATATATCACTAGGGAACACCCAGCCTATAGTATGGAAAAGATTAAAGGATTCATTCATAACAACCCTGTGCGTGCGGCAGCCTTTGTTTCTGCTGCCGTAGCGTTGTTTGCGCCATTGTTTTCAAACGCAATTCCAACAGAATCTGTTGCAGCCTTTGTTTTGTCCGCTATTGGTTTGGGCGAGTTTGCTCAGCGTGCAGAGAACAAGAAAACTGATGAAGCGTTGTTTAGCGAAATCCCTAACGAGGATGACCTAGTTTGAAATATACTGGTGTATCCGATGGGATATCTTCAGGTAAACGCAAAGGCACAGAAGCCTTCGTAAAACATGTTGCATTACTGTCCAAGGGTAACCTGTGGAATAATGGGACATGGGGTGTTCGCCCAATCAAAGGAAAACCGCAATACCTTAGTGTTCACTCAACAGGTAGGGCTATGGATTTGAGTTGGCGTGGTAAGTCTCGTCAAGAAGCCAATAAGGTTATTGAGATGATTGTCGCCAATGCTGACGCATTGGGCGTAGAACTTGTTTTGGATTATTTCCCTAAGCCTTATGGTCGTGGTTATAAGTGTACTCGTAAGGGTTGGAGTTCTTATAGTAAGGCAACCTTAGCGGGTTCGCCTAATGGTGACTGGTACCACCTAGAATTAAGTCCAGAGTTTGCAGATGACCCGAAGAAGGTCCACGAAGCGTTTAAGGCTTTGTTTAAGTAATATCCCCAATCAATGACTACGGTCATTTAGGATGGTAATATGAAGAAGATAATTATTTTGGCTATTGCCATATGTTTGTTGGCTTCACCTGCTGTTGTCCACGCTAAGAAGTATCCTACTATTAAATGTTGGAACCATTATAATATTATAGAGATGGTTTCTGATAGCGAGGACATGATGTATGAGGTGGATTATATTATGTGGCGTGAATCACGATGCAACGCATCGGTGATTAACCGTGATGACCCTATGGGTGGTTCTATTGGGTTGTTCCAGATTAACAAGTTTTGGTGTAAACCAAACAGGTACACTAAGCAGGGTTTTTTGCAGGATGCTGGTGTGTTAACAAAATGTAAAGAGTTGTATAATCCTATTGTTAGCGGCAGGGCTATGATGGCTATTTATGATTATGCTGATAACCGCTACGGTGATGGATGGGGTCCTTGGGGCGGAGAACCGAAATGGAATTAAGAGAACTACTTAACGAACAAGAGTTCCGTAAATGTCGTGGACCAGAAAACGCCACAAACGAAGAACTGTTGGAAGCGTTCTCATATTTTTGTTCAAACTTTTGGTTCATTAAACATCCTGAAAAGGGTAGAACAAAGTTTGTTTTGCGTGAAGCGCAGTTGGAAACTATTTCTGTTTGGTTAGAGGAACGCTATAGTATTGTTTTGAAAGCCCGTCAGATTGGGTTTTCTACTTTGGTTTCTGCTTATGCGTTTTGGTTGGCGTTTTTCTGGCAGGACCGTTTTATTGTTATGTTGTCACGCACAGAGCGTGAATCAGTTAAGTTGTTGGCTAAGGCTAAGTATGGTTACCGCTTTATGCCACAATGGATGAAAGAGCGTGGACCGTCACAAACAACTGAACATCAACTTAAAATGGTTTTCAGTAACGAATCAAGTATTGAGTCATTGCCTTCTAGCAATGACCCTGCTCGTGGTGAATCGGTATATTTGGTTATTGTGGACGAGTGGGCGTTTTTGCCTAACGCTGAGGAAGCGTGGGCTTCTATTGAACCTGTAGCCGATGTCGGTGGTCGTGTGATTGGTTTGTCCACTGCTAATGGTTCAGGAAACTTTTACCATCAGTTATGGGTTGGTTCCCAAACAGGAACCAACAAGTTTAAGGGAGTGTTTTTCCCTTGGTCTGCTGCTGGTGAGCGTGACGAAGATTGGTACGAATCCAAGGCAGCAAACATGCACCCTTGGCAACTACACCAAGAATACCCATCATTCCCTGAAGAAGCGTTCATTAAATCGGGTAACCCTGTATTTGATA